ATCGGACACCTTGATATACGAGCAAATGATTGAAAAGAGTTCCTCCGTGTTATTCGCATCGATAATCGCCTTGATTTTCTCATAGATGACGTCTCGGTTTTTCGTCGTCAATTTATTCAAATGCCCTATCAACGCACGTTTCGTGCTGGAATTATCCGAGAAGTCTGGAATAATAATATGAAACCTACCTTTGTTCGATGCCGTGGCAACGACGGGAGCAACGTGAGTTGTTCCTGAGTTATATTGGTTATTATGCGAATGTTGGTATTGTGGATGCTGTGGATACTGCGAATGCGGATACTGCGAATGCGGATACTGCGACTGGTGTTGCGAATGCTGCGGATGCTGTTTCTCCCTCTTGTTATATAACTTCTTTTCCCATATCATTTTAGGGTCATAGAATGATTCAAAGCAACTACACGATTTTTTAAGGGTTTCGGCTTTTTGTAGTATATGCTCGGGAACATCAATGTTATATCGATTTTTAAAAATAGACAAAGGGATTTTAACTACTTTGTCGTCCATTTATATCATTAGTATATGAATAATCTTATATAAAAATAAATTAGATACCTATCAATAGATACCTATCGATATCACAGATGGCGGAGTTCGTAGATAAACTGGATATGATATATAAAACGCATCTAATCTATCGGACAATCGTCGTATGTGATAGAGACATTTGCGAATTCAAGAGATTGTTAGAATTGCGGGATTTTAGCGTCTATGTGGTATCGGAATCGGATACCGATATTGACTATGAAGCGTTAGACGCGTTAGACTGTCGGGTTATTTTAATCGAAAGTAAGCGTATCGAGGGTTTTTTAGATACTATAATTTCAAAGAAGATGAATGATTTTTATACATTTATAACTTTCACAAATGACAATGACGACGCCAAGGCATCTATCACTAATATTGATGTCATCTCAAATAAATATATATCATTATGTTAGGGAATTGAATGGTTAGAGCGAGAGCGGCTGCGTCATTTAGTCGCGTTCGTGGCAAAGGTTCAAGTGGCGGAACGTTATATACGATTATTATAATATCCGCTGTATTCTTACTTGCGGTACTACTCTCGAATAAGGACAGGATACGCGAAGGATTCTTCGGCGGTGGCGACGCAAAACGCCTCAGTTTCGAATACTATTATATGGATTCGTGCGGACATTGCGTAGAGTTTAACAAGTCGGGCATTTGGGATAAATTAAATAAGGAGACGTTCAATCACATTTCGCTAAAAAAATACAATCGTAGCGAACACCTCGAACGCGTTAAAAGTTTGGGGATTTCGAGTTTCCCGACGTTTGTCGTGGTTGATTCGTCGTCGAACATTATCGCGTCTTTCGAAGAGGCGAGGACATACGAGAAATTACTGGCGTTTATAAGGAAGTATGACAAAGAATAAGAATAAGAATAAGAATAACGAAAGTATATTTAAAGTAAAACAAAGTATATTAAATATAATATAATATAGTAAATGGGCGGTGGTATTACGCAGTTGGTTTTAAAAGGGCAGATGGATTCTTATATTAATTTAAATCCCTGTATCAATTACTATAAATATGTCTATAACAAGCACGTCAATTTCTCGATGGAAAATAAGAATATTATTCCCGATATTAATTCGTCGATTAACCTCGCTTTCACGACGGAGAACAAGATGATTACTTTCACCCTCAAGCGATACGGCGATTTAGTAAGCAATATGTATCTGTCGTTCAATCTACCCGACATCTATTCTACGGACGTTCATCGGTTTCGCTGGATAACGAACGTCGGACACAACTTTATTAAAACCGCGACGATTCGCGTGGAAGGAAGCATAATCGACGAAATCTATGGCGAATGGATGAATATCTGGAATGAATTGACGAACAAGGACGGCGTCGAGTATAACAAGTTGATTGGGAATATCCCCGAATACACGAACCCCAATAATAACAATACGAGGTATCTGATTCGAAATAATATCTTGTATAATAAGACGTATCCGACGACGGATAAAGTGGCGAATGCTGGGAATCCGTCGATAAAGGGGCGGATATTACAAGTGCCGTTGAACTTCTGGTTTACGCGAAATCCGTCGTTGGCATTGCCGTTATACAAGATACAGAATCAAGAAATCAAGGTGGATGTCAGTATCAACGACATTGAGTTGTTGTATCAGGTATGGTGTGATAAACTGAAACTCTACGTATCGCCGAAGTTCTACAATATGATATATAAGGATACGATAAAAATCAATACGTTTATAGGGAGCGAAAGTTATATTCAGTGTTTTCTGGATGTGAATTATATCTTTCTCGACAGTGCGTATCGGATGAGTTCCTTACAAAACGAGGGGATTGTGAAATACGTCGTCGATTACGTGAAGAGACAAGCGTATCCCGCATTGAATATCACGAGTTATGGGGACAACTATACTTTGACGAGTTCCTACAATCATATCAAAGAAATCATTTGGGTATTGCGTCGAACCGATGTTCCAGAGAAGTTCAACATACACGACAACTATACTGCTTCGCATACCTATAACGAAACGATGGGATTGTTAGAAACCGCCCAAATCAAATGGGCGGACACAATCATTCGCGAAGACCAAAAGGCATACTATTATAACAACATCCAGCCGTATCAGTATCATACGAATGTCCCGCGAACAGGAATATACAGTTATTCGTTCTCGCTCTTTCCCGAGAAAATAGTGAGTGCGGGTTCTTTTAATAACCAGATGATAACGACGTCTTTATACATAAATATCAATAATCGCGGGAATAACGACGCTACCAAAGATATCACGAAGAAAAACGAGTTCAAGTATCTATTCGATTTGATGCGACTCAAAGAAGTGCCTTACATCACCGAGAATGAGGTGAAACTGGACGTCATCGTATATACGCGAGTCATCAACGTATTCTCGGTTATAAATGGAACGTGCAACTTTATCTGGTCAAGATAGACGCGTGGAACGAGTAGCGAGGAGGAACGAGTAGCGAAGAGGAACGAGTAGCGAAGAGGAACGAGTAGCGAAGAGGAACGAGTGGTGATGCTTATTTTTTATATCTTTCTTTTAATAAAGAAGTAGCAAAGCGGCGAAGCGATGGATTTATTAGTATTAATCTTAATCTTATTATCAGGATACATCATCAAATATTTAATCGACACGATAAACACCTTGAATAACGAAATCAGGGAGATTAAAATGAAATGTATATCTGCGAAAAACGATGTTCAGTTTGATGTCGAGTCGCCGTCTCCAAAGCCGTCGGTTGTGTCGCCTATCACAAACGTCGCCAACGACGCGTTAATCAAAAACATAACCTATTTCAAGGATTACTTTGATAAACAATAAGATAAATGATATAAATAATAAACGCATCTATATTATGTATAGACATCGCATATATTTATAATAAATGCCTCGAAAAGCAAAAAACGCCGATGATACTGTAAGTAGTGATATAAAGAAGAAAAAGAACTTAATGAATACAATCATCAAGGACATTTCAGTAGTTGATAACGATGATATTATTTTACAGTTGCCTTTGTCGTCCGCCCAGATAAACAAGTTGAATATCACGGATAGCAATACGACGACAGAGTTCCCAGAGCCGTATGAGCCGAATTGTTTTTATATCAATGAAAACAATACGTATAGCACGATTCAGGACAACATCATCTTTGATAATAGCAATAGCGAGTATTCGTTGAAAGTCTCGCATACCGACGAAATCCTCAATTCGAATAACAATTGCTACTGGTGTTGCCATCCAATCGACAATCGGACGTTCGGGATGCCCTATAAATATAATATTAAAACGGATACCTATGTATTGTTTGGGAACTTTTGTTCGCTCGAATGTGCGAATGCCTACAACTTCTCGTCGCATTGCGGTAGCGACAAGGTGTGGGAAATCAACAGTTTAATCCAGATGCTTAGCAAACACTACGGATACACGCATCCGATTCGTCCCGCCCCATCCCGATTTTTACTAAAAATATTCAACGGACCGATGTCGATTGACGAGTTTCGCACGGGGCATTATACGAACGACAAGACGTATATTCTAAATCTCCCACCGATGATTTCTACGAATTTCAGTTATGAAGTCGTGAATACCTCGTATTTAAAGAATATAACCGACAACATGCACATTAAATTAGACAACCAATCCACAATGAATAAGAACAAAGCAAAAACCGTGGCGAACGCCAACGCCAACACGATTGATAATAAACTCAGTTTAATCGTTTCAAACTCCGTTTCAAACTCCGTTTCAAAATAAAAATTGATATAAGGAAATATATTCTTATATATATGCACCAAATGACAGACATCATCACTGCCGCTGCGACATCCGCCGCATCAGTCGCTTCGGCTGCGGACATTCACTTTTCTCCGTATAGAATCTCGACGATAACGTGTAATGCGAATATCGGCAACAACATCAATATAAATCTCGGTATCTTGTTTGACAATATCAAGGTGATTGAGAATGTCGCGGAGGGGTGCGACAAGGGGGTTGTATGGGTTCAGTTTATGAAAAACGGGACGGACGCGTCGAAAGGCGTGTATCCCAAGAAGCGAAGGAAGAGCAAGAAGAATACGATGAAAAAGAATCGGTTTGACAATCAGGTTACGGTGATTTACAAGTTTCACGACAAGTATATTCCGAATGTCAAGATATTTAAGAATGGCAATATACAATTGACGGGTATCAAGGATATCAAGGATACCGAGCATATTGTCAATCATATTATCGGCGACATTACGGAAGTCTATAATACGATTGATAAGAACATCATTCTAAATGTAGCGACTGAGCCAGATTTCAAGTTGGATTTAAAATATCAGAACTTCAAGATACGGATGATAAACACCGACTTCAAGGTGTATTGCGACCCCGAACTTAAAAAAGGGTTTGAGATACGCCGTAAGGAGATTCACAAGTTGTTTATCAATGACGAATACAATAACAAGTGTAGTTTTCAGCCCGGTATATATCAAGGCGTCAAGTTGGAATACTTTTGGAATATTAACAATAAAAATAAAAACGGTATTTGCTCGTGTCCCAAGTATTGCTATGGGAAAGGAATGGGGCAAAACATTGGCGAATGTAAGAAGGTTACGGGTGCTTTATTTGAAAGCGGGAGCGTATTAATCACTGGCGGGATTACGTTCGAACAAGTCGATGAAACCTACAAATACATTTGCGACTTTTTAGTAAAACATAAAGA